AGCTGAAGGTTTACCACCCGACCCATGATGACGCCGGACGCAAGCTATCCCCGGATCAGTCGTTCCCTGAAGGTGTACACCCGGAGGCTTTGCTGTATCATAGGCTAACCGATAACTTGGGCATCTGTGGCCAGTCTGATACCGTAGCCACTTATGAGGATTTGGCGAATATCAGCGACCACAAGAGCAATAAGAAGATGAAGATGCAGGGGTACTACGACAAGTGGTCCGGTAAAACGCAGATGATGCATTGGCCGTTCCAGTTCCTGGATGACTGCGACTTCTCCAAGTACACGATTCAGATGAACCTCTACCTCTACATCTTACTGAAGAATAACCCGAACCTAAGGCCCGGCAAGCTGGTCTTGCGCCATGTCAAATTCAAAGTTGAGAGCGAGGACGAGTTCGGATTCCCGACCCATGTATTCGAGGATGGCCTACCTGTTGTGGACCAGGTCGTAAAGTATGACGTTCCCGTGATTCCGATGTCAACTATGGATAAAGCAATTAATCACTTAATCGAAAATTATAACTGATGGCAGAAACGACGAAAACACGCAGCCGATGGAGAAGTTCTAATCATGGAGACTACCAGTGGCTTTTGTTTGACGAACTTGAATCAGGCCACGGAATCGACATTGGCTGCGGTCGCCTGCAAACCTTTGATGGCGCGGATCCATTGTTCCCTGAAGATATGTGTGTCCACCACGATAGCGATATGGCAGACGGGCATACCATGGAAATCTTTCAAGACGGCCAATTCGACTACGCCTGGGCATCGCATATCCTAGAGCATTTGGAGAACCCCGTTCTCGCCATTCAGAACTGGTACAGGATTGTAAAGCCCGGCGGCCTGATCTGCATCTTTGTCCCGTCCGGCTACAGGTACGAGAAAAAGTTAAGCATACCCGACTCCAGGTGGAACCTGGATCATAAGAGGTTCTATACGCCAGGGTCGTTACTGGCCGAGATTGAGGCGGCATTGAAGCCGAATACATACTACATTGAGCGGTTAATGGATTGCATGGATGGATATGACTGGAGTATCCCTCCCGACCAACATCCCGTAGGCGAATACCAGATCGAGTGCGTGATCAGAAAGATTAATCCACCGGATTGGGAATTGGTTTAGGCAGCGGTTATAGGTTGTCGGTTTCACAAAAAATAGTACAACTATAAGACTTTATTTTCCCTCCTTTTATGTCTTCAGGCAACTCATCAAGGAATATTCTCTTCCCCTTATATCTGACTAATCTTACCCCAAGCCGTCTGCTCTGCTCTGCTCTGGCAGCAAACACATCAGGGTTCTTGTCCCTAACCAGCTTCCAGTATTTCGGGGAGGTTGCCTTTACGCAGCCGATGCAGTTAGCGTTTGGATAACCCATTGAATACGCCTTGGGGAGTTTAATTCCGGCTGATGTTACAATTTCAAAGCACATCTGCTTCGTGATCTCTGCATCTATTAGAACGGGCAAAACATTATCCCTTTCGTATTTTACAAACCTATCATGCCTTCGCTTTTCCTCATGTGTAAAGCCTAAAACGTGGTAATCTATATTGCGGGACCTCTCAAACTCTTGCCTTGCTTCTTTTTTTAAAATCAATGTACATGGCGCACCCTTAATACCGGACATATATTTTCTTCTCTCCCAAACCTCAACCGCAGACGTCGTTCCTATCTTGGTGTTTTTGGCAAATAATATCTCTTGCCCAAGCCATTTTTCTACATCGTCCAGAAACCGCTTATTGTCGGCGTCTTCCTCATCCACCGGGTTGTTGACAATGAGAATAGTGTTTTCGTTGCCGTACTTTTCAATGGTCTTTTTTGCCGCTACTGCTGATGCTGCGCCGCAAGAGAACCATACTGCTATTGTTTTGTCTTCCATGGTTTGTTTTTCTAATAATCGCACTGGTTTATTGTGCAGTAGTGGCTATATCGTTCCCGAATATTTTTAACAGTCTCTTCCCGGTCTTGCCAGTAATGCGCGCCCCGTATCTGCTTACGACCGTGACGAGGGTTCGCTCCCGGCCTTGGTCATCGATCACAGTTCTTTCAGTGACTGTGTCAGTCCCGTCATCGATCCTGGTTATATCCGGATTCCTGCTTTTGACGCAATTCATTTTTGCTACTTTTTGACTCATATTGTTGTAGTTGACTCCATTATTGCTTGTTATTGGGCATGAGGGAACCGCCTCCAAGGCTTGTCGGCAAATCCTCATACGCCTGTATGGACTTAAAGATTTGGAAAACCACCTGGGGTACTACTGCGTTTCCGTAGGCTTTGATGGACTCTTGCGCCCAGGCAGAAAAGGTAATTCCGTCCAATCCTTGGGGAATCCCATCATTTGCCCTACGAACTGGGGGTTCAGTGGGCCATCCCATACCATCGAAAGCGATATAGTTTTCCCAATCTCCGCCCTCCTCAGTACCGCCCCGCTTCCCGGACCTCCCCGGTCCCTGTTGTCTGAGGCTGTTGGTGTCGGAAGCATCATTGTCACCAGCCTCCTCATTACCCTGCCCCCCTTGTCTGCCTTGGCCAGCGAGTCCCAGTTCACATTGTAATCCTTGATCTCTGACGCCGATGGCGTGGGCAACAATAAAGATCCGATCCCTTCTGTGCGGTGCGTTTTGTGAACAAGCCGGGAGAACAATCGGGAGGACTGAGAAGCCTTCATTTTCCAGGTCAGCGCACACCGTGTCGAGTACCACTCCCCCGTTCCAATTAATAAGTCCATATACGTTCTCGCCCAAGACCCAGCGGGGGCGTACTTCTCGTATAACACGGAGCATTTCCGGCCAAAGGTATCTGCTGTCCCCGGTCCCCTTTTTTTCTCCAGCGGAGGAGAAGGGTTGGCAGGGGAAGCCGCCCGAAAGGACGTCAATTCGTCCTCTGTGAATAGAGAAGTCTGTTTTAGTAATATCATGGTAAGAAGTTGCTTTAGGCCAATAATGATTTAATATTTTTTGACAGAACGGATTCCATTCGCAATGGAATACGTTTTCCCATCCCATCCATTCGGCTGCGAGGTCAAAGCCTCCGATTCCTGAGAATAGTGATCCGTGTGTCATAAAAAAAATCCCCCCTTGCACATTGTTATGTCCATAGTTTAATTTTATCCCCATTGTTCTGCCATTGCTTTAGCTATCCCAGGAAATGTTTTAGATCTCAATTTTGCTCTGTCCTCACTTGGCGGCATCCTCCATATCTTCTGCTCCCTGCCATCTACTATTTCGGTCGGTTACTTGGTCAGGGGATTGGTTCATGTCATACCCTTTTGCGATTAACTCCTGTCGCAAATATTGGCTATAATTGAGACAATCCTTGTGGTCGCAATTTGCGGCTTCAAGTTCTTTGGCTTTCTTTATGTTTCTCTCAAGAGTGTCTGCAACCCCCCATCTGTATAAATACGCAGAAGCATTTCTCTTTTTAATCACATCCAATTCCCCCTCCATCCATTCAATGAGTTCATTTAGTTTGTTCATCTTAATTTGTTTTAGGTAATCATCGGCTTGGCTGTTGGATACTTCCCACAAATCAGCCGTTATTGTCGGATATATCCACATTACCGTTGCGGATGGCAGCGTTGAGCATTTGCCTAACAGGCCAATATTGTTTACACTTCCCTTTCCGATGTGGCGGCTTGACAAAGTAGGACTGCCATTTACCTGGGATAGCCATAAATCGGTAACAAGTCTCTTTTAATGGACACTTACCGCCATTGCACATTGTTATGTCCATATTGCTCTATTGCTTTAAAGATTTGGTAAACTACTTGTGGGACGATTGCGTTACCTGCTGCTTTGATTGATTCGTTTCTCCATTTTGAAAAGGTAATTCCGTCCAGTTCGGAGGAAAGCCCATCATCTCCAGTACAAACGGGGGATTGAGATGGGAACGTGTCCCAACTGGGGCGAGCATATTTAGATTCTCCTGGTGTGTGTTGCTCGTTGTTTTGAAGCCGTCTGCTGCTGCCGGTGTCGGTAACATTGTTACCCATTTGGCTATGTGTTCCTCCAGATTCCCTTTGTTCCTGTTGGCTAAACTTTCGGAGTTCAGGTCGCATCCATTCACCTGGTTGGCTCTCGGTGTCGGCAGCATCCCGCTTACCGCATACGTCCCTAAGTTTGCCGTTGTCTTGCCTGTGTTCTTTGGGTTGCCCGAACGCTCCATCCGCTTCTTCCAATCCTCGTAATTCTCCTCTATTTCTGTTGCCTTTGGTGTCGGCAGCATCCCCAACACCATTGCGACATCCGTCATCCGACTGCCAAACTCCGTCCCCGTTGTTTTGCTCACTCTGACAAATCTGCCGTTCTTCATCTGAGTTTGATTTGGTTGCCCATCCTTTGTGTTCATCGCCGTTGGTGTCGGCAGCATCCCCGCCCAAACCGCATAATCCAACGGGCTGAACTGTCTGGCTTTCCCGTCCTTCGTTCTTCGGTAATACAAAGGCTTGCCCTCCTCCTTCAACTGTTCCGCTACATCCGTCCGATGGCGTTCCACCGCATTTGGAGTAGGCCACAAACCAAATTCTATCTCGGCGGTGGGGAGCGTTGACGGATACAGCTGGAAGTACATACGGCCATACTTCGTACCCCGCAGCTTCCAGGTCAGCTTGCACCTCGTGGAATACCAATCCCCCTGACCAATTAACAAGGCCGAAAACGTTTTCGCCCACGACCCAACGTGGCTGAATTTCTCTAATTGCTCTAAGCATTTCTGGCCAGAGATGTCGCTCGTCTTCTTTGCCTTTTCGTTTTCCTGCCATTGAGTATGGCTGGCAAGGGAATCCTCCGGTGAGGATGTCGATGTGTCCTCTGTGAATAGTGAAGTCTGTTTTAGTAATGTCATGATATGAAATTGCTTTAGGCCAATAATGATGTAATACTTTTTGTCCAAACTCGTTCCATTCGCAATGGAATACGTTTTCCCATCCCATCCATTCGGCTGCGAGGTCAAAGCCTCCAATACCTGAGAATAGTGAGCCGTGGTTCATAAATACTTCCTCACTACTTTTTCGTGTTCGGAAATAGTGCGCTCCCGCAATCTGATTGGGGCCTGACTGCGATAAATCGTAACCGGAACCGCCACCCTATCAATCTTTGGCATCCTCCTTACCAGCGTAGGATTCTCCAATTCGGCCATGATGTAGGCTAAGTCCTGTTTGAACTTGGGATCACTTTCTGCCAAGTCGCAGACCTGCTTAATACTATGCCGTACAGTAGTGTGCTTTGGTAGGCTTACCAGATTAGGGCAATCAAATTCCGCGGCAATTTCATTCAACGTCATGCCGAGGTATGAGTACATAAGCGCCATGCATATCTGGCGTGGGACACAAAACTCCCTTTTCTGATTTACGGCCATATCCAACTTGTTCAGGTTGAAATAGCCGGCAACAAAATCGATAATCCTTTCAGGGGTAATGCTTCCGTCTGTAATTCTGGGCGTAATCCACTTTCTATTTTTGTCCATAACTCCATTTTTGCATACATGAGGGCGCAAGGCTTGTCATTCGCTCAAGGCTGTACGAACTCTATTCAAGCACTCCTCTTAGGTCGCCTGTTTGAATCGCATTGTACCTTACCCACTCCCTGTAGAACTAAGGATTAACTATCCCTATGGCCTACTTAGTACCGATTCCAGGTCTTATTGTCAATGCCCGAACCAGAGATAAGGTTTCCCGTCTTGCCTTGCCTGGCTTGTGCTTTTTGTCTGGAGTCGTCAGTTCGATGACGTTGCTCCTACGGGATGGGTAGAAACCCACAATACGAATAAGTCATTTTCTTGAGTTGTGCCAGGGTTTTCTGCCTGATCCGGTCGAGCTTTACGAACACCGGACTTATGTCTGGTATCCCGGTCTTGGTTCTGGGCCAAATAAAAAACCCCCAAGGTTATAAGGGAACCTGTGGGGGTATTTACTGAAGGTCACATACGATGATGTCCCTTGGGGAAATACCCCGATTTCGATTTCCCTTATAAATCGTAATCGGAATACAGGACAAATCTACTCCGTTTTTGCATTACTTACAAATTTATTGCGTACTTTCGGTAAAATATTTTTTTGTGGCTGATAACAATCCCTTAAGTCAGGAACTTTTAAAGTTTCATACCTCCTCCCCCACGAAGAAGTCTGATCCGGCTTACGGGGCTATTGTGGCCAAGAAGTTGCTTGACACCATTACTGGCAGCGCGAACAACTACTACTACGCAAGGAATAGGAAGTTTGCTGACTTGAGGCGTATTGCAGAGGGGAATGCCGACATGAAGGAGTTCCTGGACTTGATGAATATCGATGGCAAGCAGGCGTTTGCAAAGATTGACATGACGCCTCCCAAGATTCTGCCAAAGTTTATCGACATCGTGGTGGAAAGGTTTATGGAGATGGAGGAAAGGCCAACGGTAAAAGCTGTGGACGACAGGAGTAAGAAGCAGAAGCAGCGCGACATGGACGAGGCTGAGTTTGTCATGAATAACTCCATGATGATCCAAGGCCTGGAGGAGGAAGTGGGACTGCCATTAGTGGACCCGCAGCAGTATGTGCCGGAGAGTTATGAGGACTTTGCCCTGTATTTTGACTACGAATACAAGCAGCCCGAAGAAATAAGGTTCCAGAGGAAAATTAGGGATACGTTGGCCGATAGTGATTCTGAGTCTATTAAGCGCCAGGTCTTGTATGATCACGCCATAGTCGGGTTTGGGGCAATGTGGGTGTATAAGGACGCGAACGGAAACAAGAAGTACAAGAGGCTCATCCCCGAAAACGTGGTTTACGGGTGGTCGAATAAGGATAACTTCTCAGACTGCACCCTGATCGGTGAGATCGAAAAGATGAAGGTGTCGGACGTCAGGTCGTACTGGCCTAACCTGACCGAGAAGAAGCTATACGAGATGTGGAAGGGGACTGATCAGGGATCAAAGGTTTCCCTGGACTGGAGCAATGACTTCCAGCTTTCCCTGATCAGGCCGTATGACGATGCCCTGATCGAGATCTTCCACTTCCAGCTCACGACTACCGAATCCCATATGTGGGTTGAGAAAAAGGATAAGTACGGCAAACCCGTACTTGACGCCAAGAAAGAAAGGCCACAGCGTTTGGGCGAGGACAAGGTGCTACACGCAAAAGAACTGGGGGTAATCTATTCCGGCTGCTACTCCAAGTCCACCAATGAGATATTGGAATGGAAGAAGCAGGAGAACATGATCAAGCCACACTACGCCTTGCATGAGGTGTTCAGTAACTATGTGCTGCACATGACCAATAACCGGGACATGAACAATGTGAGCCTGGTCGAGAGGGCTATTACGCCCGTGCGTATGATGACATTGACGCTGATGAAGCTGCAGCAGATCGTGGCTAAACTGCGTCCCGATGGGTACGCTGTTGATATCCGTGGACTGCATGGTGTTAATCTTGGCCTTGGCCAGGATGAGTTTGCGTCTCCCATGCAGTTGGTTAGTATTGCGGACCAGACAGGCGTTGTGATATACAACGGTATTGGCGAGGATGGTGAGACCCGACAAAACATCCCGATTACGCCTATCACAAACGACTCAAATGTCAATAAGATAACGGCTTTGGTCGAGCAGTACAACCATTGGTTGAGCAGGCTGAGGGACGACTTGGGCGTAAACGAGTATGTCGAGGGTCAAGCCGTTAACCCCAAACTTGGGCTGGGCGTTATGCAGAGCCAAGTCGCGGCATCCAACCGGAGTACCAACTTCATCTACAGGGCATACCTGAGCATGATGAAGGAGGTGTCTAAGAGGATAGCGATCATGGACTGGTATGATGTGGTCGAGAACGGGGATGATCGGTACGGCATTAAGGCGGAAGACTTTGAGGATCGCATATTCGACATCAACTTTGATATGGCGCCTACCGATCAGGACAGGCAGTACATAGAGCAGATGGCCCAGACTGCATTGAGTGCTGGCCTCATTACGTTTGAGGAGGCGGTCAAGATCAGGAGAATAGCCAAGGAGGATGTTAAGCTGGCGGAGATTTACCTTGGCAAGTACGAGTCCAAGCGTAAGCGCCAGATGCAAGATGAGGCCAACCAGAACTCGCAAACCCAGGCCCAGATCCAGAATCAAGTGGCCCAGAACAAGGCGCAGGCAGATGCCCAGGCGTACCAACTCAAGGGACAGATCGACATCGCCAAGCAAGATAAAGTCAATGCCGGAACCAATACACAGGTTTTGGGGACGATCATAAACACAACCATAGCAGAACTGCTGAAGCAGGGCAAAGGCATACAGGATATGCCTGAGGAGTTGAAGCCAATCTTTGCTGCCTTCATGCAGAATATGGGCATTACGCAGCAGGCTCAGGCCCAGATGCAGATGCAAGAACAGCAGGCCCAAGCCCAGGCTGAACAGCAGGCTATGGAAGAGCAGAATCAGGAACCAGATCAGGAACAGCAAATGTCAATGTAATGGCAGACGAAAAGAACCCGACATCGAAACCGAAATCAACCCTACCCAAAAACAAGTCTGCTGCAGTTGCCATGACCGGGAAGGCGGCCAAAAATATGAGGGAGGTGGAGAAGAAACTGCTGTCGGGGTATTGGGATACCGAAATCCCCTTGGACAAGAAGAAGGTCAGGGACCTGGTCCAGACCGCCGCAAAGCAGGCCGGGATTAGGCCGGAAACACTATATGCCTCCTCCTATCAGGAGGGGTTAAGGAATGCGCAATACATTGGGACGGATCAGGCATACGGGGAGGAGATGTCTCCGGATGATGATTATCCCGTTAATGGCTTCTTCCAAATGGGGGTAGACACCTTTGGTGACGCTGCGGAGAGGCTAAAGAAAAAGGGCTATATCCCGCAGGATTTTGATTACCAGCCATACAAGGCTACCAATGAAAAGAGCCAAGACGTAAACTCTGGGCTTTTTAAAACCGTACAGGATGGCTTGATAGCGAAGGCCGCCATGATGCGGGACCTTCAGGACCAGGTTTCAGAATATGCCAGCAAAAAAGGGCTAAAGGTGGATGGGGACGAGTTGGATTATCTGACTATGGCTGGGTTTAATGGCGGCTTTGGGAGGGTGAAGCAAATGGTGGACGAAATCACTACGCAGCACCGAGGTGACGCCAAGGCTTATGTCAGAGGCGGCAAGACCTCTTTAACGGGGATTCATAAAAATATTTCACCTCGGATGCGGTACATGGAAATCATGCGCGAGGTAATGGATGACGAAAAATCCAGGTCTGTGATGGCGAAATCCGTTGGCGCCCCCGCCGAGAACCCCGGCCAACTCCGGCTTGGTAGCCCACTTTTAGCAATTATTAAAGGCAAATCGTTTTAGCAATAAATATTTTCTAAAATAATTACGCATTCAATAAGTATTTTACTTTATATTTGCGTAAGTAAGAACTTGTATATGGAAGATATCAGGAACGAAGAGGGTAGTGTTGTATTGCCGCAAAGTCAATACAACCCAATTGATCCGGTTAATGGGGCGGTATACTTAAAAGACGAAGAGTATGAGGCGGTAAAAGCCAAAACGACTCTCGACACTCCAAAGAGTGAGAACCCATCGCAGGCCGGAACAGGACCGACGGAACCTGATACCACAACCCCATCTGTCGATTACGATGCTATCGTAAAAGAAAAGACCGGAGGCAAGTTTGAAAAGTGGGACGATCTGATAAGCAAGGCCGATAAGCCCGGTCTTGATTTAGACGATACCGCGAAACAGATCATTGAAAATTTACAACAGGGGAAGTACGCAGAGGTAACAACATTCCTCACCCAGCAGCAGATTCTTGGTAGCCTGGACAAACTGGGCGACGAAGATGCTATCAAGCTGAGGATCCAGATCGAGAATCCGGATTACACAGATGAGGATGTTGCCGATGAGTACGACCAGAAGTACGGCATAGGTGTTGACAAGGAAGATGTAAGTGACGAGGAGTTTGCGAAACTCGAAAGAAGGGTTAATCGCAAGCAGAAGTCTGATGCCAAAGAAGCCAGGGAGGCGTTGGGTAAATTGAAGACAGAAATTAGGTTGCCAAGCCTCGCCCCACAGTCTGATCCTGAAGTAGATGATTTCGTAAAAGAGGTCAACGGCCTGAGCGAAGAGTTCGCAAAGGCATTAGATACAACTCTGCCGCAGTTTACAAAACTCGACTTAAGCATTAATGACAAGGATGTTCAATTTGCCCATGAGTTTTCAATAGACGACGCAGAGAAAGCAGAATTAGGGAACGTGGCCAAAGATTTTTGGTCACACATACAAAGTCGATACTACAAGGACGGTAAGTACGACACCCAACAATACCTGAAGGACCTGTACATACAGCGAAACTTCGGTAAAATCCTAAAATCTGCAGTTACAAGAGCCATTAATCTGGGCAAGATTGATGTGGCTAAGGGTGTCGCAAATATTACCGATCCGAAGACGAACAATCCTTCCACCAGTTTTGCTGAAGATGCACGAAGAAAGGGCATGGAAGAATTTGCCTACTCCTAAGTGCTGATTGATGAAATGGCTGTGGCGAACCCACAAAAAAAGAGTTATTAAACCATTCATCAATTAAAGCGAATTAATATGCCACATGAGGCGTCACAACCCACAGTAATATCAGGCGGCGCAAACCGGGCGTTTGTCTCTGGCCTGAACATTTTTGACCGTTCTTATTCCGACAAACTCGTACAGAAGTACGGCAACGAAAAGTATTCCCAGGTTCTGGAAATGCTTGGCCTCAAAGTAAAGACCGAAAACCGCGATTTCTACCACTATGAAAGGCGCAGGCGCCATGCATCCGTGAAGGTTGCGTCCCTGTCCGGTGGCGGATCACCAGGCGTTAACGCCTTGGTTACGGTTAGTTCCGAGAACCACTACGACTCTGGGTCTAAATCTCCTGGCCGCTTGGGCGAGGTGGTTCAGGCTGGCGTTACTGGTATCCTTGGAAAGATCACCGCGATCAACGTAACTACGCCAAACGCGCACGTTTACACCATAGCACCTCTAAGGTCTACAGAACGGTTTAATCCCGGTGCTGGCGACTTCCTGTTCTTCCATGGTCTTCAGCACATTGGTGAGGCGTCTACAGCCCAGACCGCTATGCAGCCCCTGGTTGATAAGATCACCAACTCCATCACTGAAATCCGCGAGGACTACGACATTACCGACAAGGCTGCCATGGAGAAAATCGAATGGCGCGATCCAGATAGCGGTATGACCTACTACAAGTACTATGGTACTTCGGAGGCTGAGGCCCGTTGGCTGAACAACCGTGAACTCTTGGCGATGTTTTCTGTTGACGTAACCAACACTGGTATCACATCCAATGGCACAGTTGGTACAAAGGGCATCCTCGACCAGGTTAGGGCTGCTGGCGCAACCCTGCAGTACACTCCCGGCTCTCTTGCCATCTTTGATTGGCAGCGTGTAAGCCGCGAAATGGACTTCAACGGAGCGAGTGCCGAAGCGCACGTTCTGTCTGACACGTTCCAGAATCAGGAATTGAACAGATCTCTGTTCTCTGCCTTCGATGATGGCGCCGTGCTTTGGGGTTCTGCTGGTGGCAGCAAAGAAGTGGCTGCGAAGCTCGGCTTCTCTTCTTTTGCCATCGACGGTGTTACCTTCCACTTCAAGAAGTACTACGGATTCACTCCTGAGAAAATGTACGGTGTTGCTCCTACGCTCACAACTGCGTACAGGAACTACGGCCTGATCATCCCTCAGGGTTACGGAACCGACCCGATGACCGCTCAAAAACTCCCAACCATCTGTCTGCGTTACCAGGAAATCAAGCCTGGCATGGAAATGAACGTATACGAATACGGTGGCTTGGCTGAGACCAACAAGACTCCGGAGCAGAAGTTGAGCAACGTCATTGTTGGACACTACGGTGTTCAGGTGCAGGCTGCCAACCAGTGCGTGATCTTCCAGGGTCAGTAAGCAAGTTTCCATCTTCCATACATAATGGCTTAACCATCGGCCACGACCCCGGTTTCTACCGGGGTCTTTTGTTTTTTAAAATAATTACGCTATATTTGCGTAGATTAAAACATTTATACAGATGGCAAAGTCAGATGTGATGGAAGCGCCTCCGACAAAGGAGCGTACTCCGATTAAATTTCAGGAGGGTCCTGTTACCTTCCAGCTTCTACAGCAGATAACGCCGAGAATTAAGGGAGAGACCCCGTACCAGGCCAAATTAGAGATGTCCAGTTCAATCTTATCCTACGATCCCGAGACCGGGGAGAATCGTGTATTGCGATTCCTGGAAGGGATTAAGTCGCCATGGAAGGATGAGCAGCAGAAGGATATTAAGGAGGAGGCCGCCAAGGGTATAGAGTGGTTGCCGACATTTGTCAAGGGCGCCCTGGTGTTGCGCTGGCCGGAAGACAAGCCCAAGATATTGTACATGATAAGCCGAGATGATTTTGACGGCAAGGAAAGAAGGATTGCACAGAAGCCGCCCACGTTCACGCTTGTGAATAAAGAGGTTGAGTTTGAGTCACAGATGTCGTTCATCGAATCCCGTCACAAGGCAGAGGGCATCGCCATGGCAGCCAGCTACGAGGATGTGGTTCAACACGCGATATGGTTGAACATCCGTCTTTTGGACGGCCTGCGCGAGAAGAGTGAAACCGAAATCCGTACAGAGTATGTCAACGCAGCGTCCAATGATCCGAAGCTGTTCCTGAAGACCTATGACTCTCCGGTCATGAAGGTGGCATCGAACATTAAGCAGGCCATTAACAAGGGCCTAATCGATCTGAACCACGTTCAGGGCGAGGCCAGGTGGATGGAAGGTAAGGGGATGATTACTACGCTGGACCCGAAGGAGGAAACCCTGAAGCAATTGACGGACTTCGCCATGAGCAAGAACGGGGATGTGTTTCGAAAGAAGGTGTCCGAAGCCATAAAAAAATAGTAAATTTGCAGTTCTCAGTTTTGTGTGTGAACATATAACTGTTTATTTGGTTCCGACCCCAGTTTCTACTGGGGTCTCTTTTTTGCCCTGTGCTAAATAGATTTAGCAATTGTTACGCAGTTTTTGTATATTTGACCTCAAATAAGCGTAATGCCTTTTATTGTTGGTAAAGAGTCGGTATCCGCCACTATTGGCTACTATAAGGGCAATCCTTTTGAGCAGCAATTCCTTGTTTTTGGGGATATCCCCCCAACCAATGTTGCTGGCAAAATTTCGAGAGTTGGCGATCCGGACATGGAGCCTCTTGTTAGTTTTTCTGACGGCAACGGCTTGTCTGTTTCATTCCAAGAAATTACGCTCACAAAGACTGCACAACAAATGGTTATGCCGCCAGGGCAGTATGAGTTGGCTCTTGAAGCCAGCATAGGCGGGGTGTCCATGAAGTTGCTAAAGCACTCGTACTTTATTGTTTTTGATTCTATAGCAGGGGCCTTGCCCAATACATCCTCCATTGTTGCCACGGCAGTATCTGACTCCGTTGTTAATGTGGCGTTTTCTGCTATTGCGGGGGCGACTACATATACATTGCGGAGGTCCTTGGATGGCCTAATATGGTCTGTTATCTACTCCGGCCCGAACACTAATTTTATTGACACGGGCTTAGAGCCGTCTACGCAGTACTACTATGACGTATCTGGGTCAGGTCCTGGTGTGGGGAACAGCCCGTATTCGCAGACAAACACAACCACGCTCCCTGCTTCCGGCGGGTCCGCCATACCCCGCATCGTATTTGGGTTTGTGAATCCGAGCGATTCAAATGTGGTTCGGATTGTGTTTTCTAAGGATGTGCAAATCACTAATGCCAACGGGGTGAGTATTAGTAGTCCGACCAGTAACCCAATAACTGGCGTGGCAGGTAGTGGCGGCAACTTCCTCGACTTTACCGTCACGAATCCGATTGCATCTGGATCCGTGGTTTCGTTTTCATACAACCCGTCTGTGGGCGACTTGAGAGATCTTGCTACTCCACCGAATGAGTTGCCGTCTGTCGTGAATTACCCCGTGGCGAATTGGGTTCCATCGGCAAGGGTGATCACCCTTTCTTTGACAGAGGATGGCGTCCAGGCTATTCCTGCAGGAACTCTGATTCAGTATATAGTTGCCATCCCCGAGGACACTTTGCCAGGCATGAGGGTTGGCACGGTTAACGGGGGAGAAGACATCTCTATTGAGCAACCCTACGTTGTAGGGGCTAATACAATAGCTGTCAATACATATTACCCAACTGCGGTCAATGTCTACTTCACGGGCGTTACATCAAATACTACAATATTCATCTACTATGCGTAAACTTATTTTTATATTGGCCATGGCCTGTTCGTTTGTCGGTATTGGGCAAACCAACGTCACCATGACCCAACTCAGGGCCATTACTTCAGCTACCCCTGGGCAGACTTACTTTGTGACAGACGCAGGTAAGCAGGGGTTGTACGGGTATGACGCATCTGATGTTACTACCCGCCCGAACACGGGTACGGTGGTAATTGCAAACGAAGGCACACCTACACCTGTGGTCACATGGAATCCGGCGGATAAGGTTTTCAATATGGTTTTGAGTAACGGAAATCTGACGGCTACGGGTGCGCCATTTTCCGGCGGTAGCGTTAGGGCTACTTTGGGAAGAAGTACTGGTAAGTGGTATTGGGAGGTGCGGGTGAATGCCCTGAACGGTTCTACCGATAATCGTATTGGTGTGGCTACGGCGGCTGCATCGCTGACGAATCATATCGGTAGCAGCGCACAAAGTTGGGCATATTTATTTGCCAGCGGTAACAAGATCACCAATAGTAACCCGCTATCTTATGGCACTCCACTGACTGATAATGATGTGGTAGGAATTGCGCTTGATATGGATGCGGGAACGCTGAAGTTTTACAAGAACGGAACTGATCTTGGTGTGGCTTACTCGGGGTTAACAGGCACTCTTTTCCCTGCATTTTCTTATTCAGATAACACTTCACAGATAACGGCAAACTTCGGAGCAACAGCATTCACTTGGCCCATTCCTTCCGGCTTTTCTGCACTTGGAGGCAACGGGATCATTCCCGGCCTTCGGATGAAAAGATTGAACTCAGCGGGAAACTTCATCAATCCAGCAACGGACACGGTGAATATTACTTGGTTTGGGTGTAACGGTACAGATACAACCTTTGATAATACCGATACACTGGAAATGATCATCGGGTGGAATTTTAAGCGCATATTAATACCCGATGGTACTTTCAGAATTAACGGGCCATCTCTAAACAACTACGCTAATTCTGACCCAAAATTTAGGGGGTTAATGGTCAGGGCGAACCAACATTTTATTGGGCTTGGAACACATAGGTCCATCATCTTAAAAGATGGGGTTACCAATAACCTTTCGTCCACATACTACGTAGCCTTCAACGCACACGGTGGCGCATCAGGGGGAGGTTTAGATACCTGCGATAATACAGCTTTTAAGAATTTTACGATCAGAGGGAAAAACTACGGAGGTGTAGGTCAATCTACACTTGATGAGGATATCGGTATATTCTATTTTGTTTCTGCCTCACACTCGTTGGTAGATTCCATGAAGTTTGAGTACATCTTCGGGCATGGTGTCGCTGATTTTGCAAATAGTTATCTTAGAGGTGGATATAACGTAGTAAACAATAGCATTGGCCGCTATGTGTCAAAGAACGGGTTTAATATGAACTCCCCGTATCTGACATTTACAAACAACTACGGGTATCGGAATCAATTTTCCCTCCTTGAAGCGGGTACTGGTCACTCAATTATAACTGGCAACATAGCCGAAGAATGCAACTTTGTTGGAATAGCAGTTGGCGGGTATGGCAATTGGAATGAAGCCGACAGGGACGGACGGTACAATTTAATTGCTAATAATACAGTATTTGGATCGAAGGATAAGGGGATGTCCATTTCCGGTGGCGTTCAGTATTCTCTAATGTTCAATAATACATCTTATTACAATGGCGGTCCCGGGCTTGGCGTATATGAGGACTTGACTAATCCTGATATTGGCAATAATCTGATATACGCTCAGTATAACTACGTCTACAATAATTTAACCTACGACAATGGAGAAACAGGTAGCGGGTATTCGCCAATCGGATTATACATCGCTGCATCAAACAACAGGTTTTATAACAATACGATAACCAGGACTGGCGCTGTTACGTGGCGGGGCAGAAATTTTAGTCAGGCTTTTGGCATTCAATCTAACGCGATCACTACTAACCATCAGATTTCAAACAATAATGTTTCTGCGAATCATGGCCTCGGAGACTATTATCTTAGATTGGGCAATAATCAAATATGGACAGATACTGGATTTTTTACAAATAGGAATATACAAATTGCAGTAGACCCACAAACAGCAGAGCCACGCACATGGTCGCAGGTTTTTGGTTCGTTGAATTTGTCAAGCACAACGGCCTACAACCTATCCATCACCGGAATTGACCCCAACAGCCTGCACACTCTCCAATTACAGTATGGCCCATCAAACTTGCTGGATAGTGTTAGCTTGATAACTACCCGCCCTCCAACGATAGAACTTGGAAACGACACGACTGTATATTCTTTAGCAAATTTCCCATTGACCTCAATGGCTTCTGACCTT